GATTTCATCTATCATAATTAGTTTTCCTCCTTATTTTCTATTTTCATTTTTTGTATGTTATGAACTATATCATAAGCCCCACCAGCCATAATACCACTTAAGGCGATAGCTGTATTAAAATCTTTTGTTATAATCCATTCAACAACAGCAACAATTAATCCTATTAATAAATTTTGAACAGGTATTAAATTGTTTGAAATAAATTTAGATTTTTTTGATACAAAACCTAAAATTAAAGTAACGATAAATGTCACTAAAGTTATAATTTGAGCTAATTCCATACTAAAACCTCCCTAAACAATTATATTTTTAATTATTTCTTTTAATTCTTTTATTTCTTCTTCTTGTTTATCTATTTTATCTTGCATAGCTTTCATACAAGTTAACATAAATTTATCTAATGTATCTCTGTTATATTCTTTAACTTCTATAACATCATCTGGATTAGAATCTTTTTCTCCCATAGAAAAATCTAAGTGGTCTCCAAATACTCCAGCTTTTTCTGAATGAAAATCAAAATATTTTTCATATCCTTCAATTTTTTCTATTTCATCTATAATAAATCCATATTGATGCCTATTTTGATATAAATCATATTTATAGTCATAAGAATAAATATCAATATTACTTAATAAATTTAAAGCTTTTTTATAATCACTACTTGCAAATTTTTCAATATTTGTTTTTGTATTCTTACTAGATGCACTACCATTATCCGTTACAACTTTTGCATTAGAGACACCTGTACCTGAAGCATAAACATTACCTCCACCATTTGCGGCGTTTAAAGTTATATGTCCGTTACCTGTTTTTAGTAGTATTCCTCCTCCAGATGCACTACCACTTGCACTACCAGATAATAAATTTATGGCACTTCCAGCAATATAATCATTACATCGAACGTGACCTAAAGTATAAAAATTTGCAGCCTGAAAGTCTCCATAACAACGTAATCTTCCATCTGATTTAGATAATTCTGTTCCTCCAATTAAGACCGCAGAACTAACATTTAAACCACTACAACTTGGATGATTTGTTGACGTTCCCATAGTAAAATAATAAGAACCTTTTGTTATACTTATGCTACCACCGGAAATTGTTGAACCGGTAATTGTCGAACCGGTATTGATACTACCAGTAAAACTACCACTTGTTGCATACATAGAACCATTATGACCAACTCTAAAAGGTGCAGAACCAGCATCATTTGAACCAGCCCAAAACGCCCATCCTTGACCAGAAGTTCCAGAAAGTCCTACATTATTACCTACTAACATAGCTCCATTGATAGTATAATCAGCTATTTTACCAGATGTTGCCGTTACAGAACCTGTTATGGTTGCATTAGTAGCAACTAATCCTCCTCCGTGACCAACTCTAAATGGGGCATTTGATGAAGTTTCAGAACCTGCCCAAAAAGCGTGGTCACTACCATATACTCCTATTCCAGCAGTAGATGAACCAGAGCCGCTATATAATCTATTAGTATTTAATGTGAAACTTCCAATAGTACCATTAGTAGCTTTTATAGTTCCTCCCCTAGTTACACTAAAAGGAGCATTTGCCGGATTTTCATTTCCAGCCCAAATAGGATAATTTGTTCCTTGCGTTCCACTATCTAATGCTACATAATTTGAACCAGAGCCACTATATAATCTAGTGTCTCCCATTTCCCAACCACCGATTTTACCTCCGGTAGCAGTTATATATCCTTGACTTGTTACATTAAAATAAGGAGAACTAATTGTAATTCCCCTACTACCATTTAAAACAATGTTCATACCATCGAGATTTATATCTTCAGCAATAATGGTAAACGCACTTCCAAGAGAAGGGTCTCTTTGTAATTCTGTAACTGAAAGTCTTCCATTTTTAACTTTCATTACAACTTCTCCACTAAGATTTTCTACCTCTTCTGCTTGACCTTGAACGATAGTCCCGTGTTTAATGGCAACCCAACAATTTGTTAAACTTCCATTTTTTGTTGCCAATTCAACACTATCGCCGACAAATAATAATTCTCCGCATTTATTTAAAATGCCGGTAACTAAATTTTCTTGGTTTGGAGGTAAATAAACATCAACAGTTCCATCTTCATTTATCTTTTGAACAATAGCAGCCTTGTATGTTGGAAGTCCATATTTTTGGATTTCTGCTTGAGCAATTTCTTGTATTACATTCTTTATAGATAATAAATCGTCTTTATTCCCATTACTATTGTTTTTTCCATTTTTATATTTACTAGCAGACATTTATTTTACCTCCTTCCTACTAACATAAACTCTCCATATGCCGTTGTAATGAAATTGTGAGCATTATCAGATAAATATCTATTCTCTTCATCATCTACAGCATTAGCGTTAGTTAAATTAGATACAGTAATTGTCATTTTATTATCAACACCTATGTTGTAACTAATTGATTGAATAATAAATTTTTCTCTTTTGAAGTTATAAAATTCATCTTCTATTGTTATTATATTATCAACAAATATTAAAGGATTAAATGTCGCAGAAATTGAGACACTTGTATTTACTATACTTTTACATCTTAATTCATAGTCAGCTCTATCTTGTGCTAATTTATCACTATATATCGCAGCATCACTTATATAATCAATATGTCTTCCTATTCTTTTCACACATATTGGAGATGCTGGGTCATCATTTCTTGCCATAGCACTAAATATTTTTCCATTAACATTGTCTCCAACAACGTGAACTTCATTAATTATGTTATTAAAATCATAACTTGTTGAAGAATCTAAAAATTCTTTCTTTTGGTCACTATAATGCCATATAACAGGTTTATTAGGGTCTTGTATTGTTTCATTAATATCAATAAAACATAGATTTCCTAAATCGTTATAAAAGCATTCTGCTCCTAACATATCCGCAAGTTCCAATATCATTTCACCAAAATTAGAACCAGGGTCTTTTGTTAATGTATATGGAGTAACTATTCCATCAAAATTGTGGTCATATATGATAGGTTTTAAATCTAATGGATAACCTGCTCCAGTATCTATAGTTAAAATACCTTCTATTGCGTCTTTTATTTCAGTTCCAGCAGGTATTTCATATGTTGTTTCTAATGTTCCCATTTTACCTTCTAATAAAGCAAATTTATCTTCTAATGTTAAAGTTACTTGTTTATCTGAATCTTGATGGGTTGAGCTAGGATTACCCATAACAAAAATACCTCTCGGAAACCAGAATGTTTCTCCTCCAAAAGATATTCCAATATCAAATCTAAATTTATGTTGTACCCATAAAGTATTTATACTAGGAGTATATTTACCATCTTTATTAACTAAATTAATATTCAAATTACGTCTTTGACCATTTTGATAATTTTCATTATAATTTCCAGAACCTAAAATAATATCTTCTTGTGGAATTTCATAATTAATTGTTTCATCTGGGTGTAAAAGGAATAATCTAAAAGAAGCCTCATATTTTCCTGTTTCTAAAGCTTTTTCTAAAGCATCTAAATCATAATTAGATGTACTTGTTAAAATTAAATATTCTCCATAAGTAGTTGTTAAATATTCTCTTGCAATATCTGCTAGTGCTTGAACCTGATATATAGACCTTGCCATATTAATCACCTATAATAACATAATCGTCGGCATTCCCAATTTGAGTCCAACCAACACTAACCGTTGTTGCTTGCTCTCTAGTTTCATCAGCAATATCTGATGAACTTGAAGTTACATCTACTATATACTTATGTCCCTTTCTATCTTTATATAACTTCAATTGAGGATTAGCACAAAAATCATTCCATTGTTCTAGCAATGTAGCATCCTCATCATATCCTCTTTTTCTAACCCTACCTATTAATCCAGAGAATGAACCTGTTGCATAATTAGACTTACCCATCGAAACAGTTGGATAAGGCATTAATGTTTGATAAGTTGTTTTAGAAAAATTTTGAGTTGTACTATCACTTGATACGTTTGATTGAAATAACCAAACATCAGATGGGTCTACTTTATATGTTTTGGTTTCTTCATCTTCAAGAGTCATACCAATAATAGCATAATCCCACCAACAAGTTTGCACAGTATTAGATAAAGAAGCTTTAGAAGATGATTCTTCATTTTCTTTAAATACATAATATTGATATTCTTTTTGATTTCTTACATTATAATCTACTATTGACAATTGACCTACACTTGTCTTATAAATAGGAACTAACTTAGAATCCCCTATTTCATTTCTATAAATATCAAATTGATAACCAAGTGCTTCTTGTGTCATACCTTTACTATCATAATCTCCATCTGGCTCAAAACAAACCAAAGAACGTGTATAATTACTAGCAACAGGCTTATATTTTTCAACAAAAATATCTTGGTTTTTATCTTGATATAATTGTTCAAAATGAGCAAAATCAAGAGTTATATGACTATTAAATTGAACTTTATCTATAGTTGCACTCATAATTATACACCTCCTTCTCTAACTTCTATTGAATTATTTGTTAATTTTAATTTCCACCAATTTTCTGAGGCTCTTTCAATTTGAGTTCCGCCTTCAACCCAATAATTTGTATCTCTCCATACATCGTCATCAGTCCATATATAATCAGCATATATATTTTTTACTGTACTTGGTTGTAATACAAAGATATTATTTGGATTATCATAAAATGCCTCTTCAACAGCAGAATATAAGAAATAATAATCATTAACCGCTGGATTCATTGAATCTGTTAATGGCTTACTTAATGTTACAGCTCCAGTTTCAGAATTGTAACTTTCTATTTTTTCTACATAACCAGAATTAACAAAACAAATATATCTTAATCCAGATGATAAATCTATGTCTCCATTTACATAAACTATATTTCTATTATCACTAGGTTGAGATATTTGTCCCCCAACTAAATCTCCATCCTCATCAGTTGTAGGCATC